TTCTTGGCGTAAAACCAAATCAGCGCTTCCGGTTTGATCACTTCGTACCCGTAAACCTGAAGCCCTCGCATGAGGTCGCCAAAGTCGTTCGGATTTCTCAAGGTCTCGGTCTTGGTCATCTGGCTCGCAAACGTAATTGCGGAAGGATGCCCGGCGATGATGTTGTGGACAGTATCCGCTCCATCAACCGTAGTCGCAATCTGGCGTGATTTGTAAATCTCGAACGTATCAATCATACCAATCCGTCCATTTCTGAGGATACTAGTACCGTCACCAGCAAGACTCGCGTCTTTCAGGTCGGACATTTTGATCATGCCGCAGAACAGAGGCGGAAAAACAACCCACCTGGAATTGTCTGGGATGCTATTCTCATCAAGACCCGTTCCCAGATTCACAATATATTCCAGGATATTGGTTTTATCTACCGCTTCCGGCGCTCCGGTTACGCCAAAATCAAGGTTGCCTGTATCTGCCCCAGCCGTTGCACCCTGATTAGACGCTGCCGCACTGGAGTACACATTACTCAGAATGTCGGAGTCAATGGCGATGGCAAGCTGCTGGCCAGCGTCAGTGGTCCATTTTTCGACATACGGAATATCAGACTGGAGTTTCTCAACGTCATTGATGGCAAGTCCGTAAGTCTTACCTTTGTCGATGAGCAACTCAACCTCACCAGGGGTCGGCCTGTCGTAAGTCAAGTTTTGGTTAATTACATAGTCACGAATAACGATATCAGGTACGGTTCTGATGTGAACCATATCACCATACGCTTTGATATCTCCTTGGTAATCTGTATTGCTAATGGCAGCAAAAACAGTGGATTTGTAGAATTTCACCCTTACAGCATGTTAAGCTGCAACCGACTGTCGCATAAGTCGATTCTCACGCCTTCTTTCCCTTTGATAACAGGCTGAGCATAAGCCATTCCCCATATGTTTTGATTTTGTCGTGCCACATCCTATGCAAACCATGCGACCATTTTTTGACCATGGGGAAGGTAAATCCTTAACCTGCTTCAACAACTCGTGAATATCAACCCTTGGTTCGTTCAGTCTGTGCGGTTGGGTTTTTAGTTGCTTTAATGTATCTTTGATGAATTTACCATCACGATAATGTCCCATCTTAGCGCAACTCAGGAGGAACTGTGCTTGGTCTTGTTTAACAACCATATATTTTGCAACTTTATAAAACATTTGGACCATTTTTGAAGGATTCAGAGAAACAATCATCTGTCTGCATTTTCCGTTTCGCATATCGTGTATAGCACCACCATACGCTTTATGGATAACCTCTATTCCTTCAGTATCATAATCAGCGCAAGCCACATGCAGAATAGGATTACAACCACCCTGTTTCCCCATGTATCGGATAGAAAAGCATCCATCACCATCGAGATAACCCGCCAACCATTTACGTGACGGATAATTTGGAATCGGGAGTGATTTTATTCTTCTCTGCTCCTTAATCTTGCTTTTGAATTCTTTCACATTTGATACCTTATGTTCCGATGCGTCCAAACAAAATTCAACAAAATATCTTTTAATAACCAAGTGTTTTTTGATCCTGTATAAAATTTTAGACGCTTGTTTGTTTATGAGCGTTAAATGTGAATAATTAGAACCCTTTATATTCACAACTCCAAACTTCCCGCCATAATCTTTTTGGATTAATTTCAAAACTTCATCCTGTTCAGTTTTCTGGCTCCAAGTAAGATTCAGTCCTGGTTTCCAATTATCATGAATACCATAAAAACTTACTCCACCGTCTGAATCCAAAAAACCTGCTAAATACTTTTCACTAATCATTGAAGTCTCCTTCTGTTTTATTAGCTTTTAACCCTTACCTCTGGTTAACCGTAGCCTCCCAGTTTTTTAGAACCAATTTTACACGCTCATGAAAAACCTAATTAAATAAGCGTCTTACCAGCCCAAATTTCCGGCGTATATGTGCCCGAATGACTAGTTACTCCCGCTGCAACTGGATATGCCATGATTTTATTTCCTCCGTCATGGTGTTATCCTCCCTTCTTTTTGAGCAAGGAAGATTTCTTTTTCAAGTTTATTCGCCTCTTTTTCGCTGTATTTACCCTTAATCTGGTCGGAATAGAACTTGGTAATATCCTTTTTGGACCAAGCCCTCTTCTGCGAAACCGGCGTTTTAGCCGCGGCACCCTTTCCAGGGGCCACCTGCTTCTCAAGACCACCAACCACGGGAGCCGAAGGCGTTTTATAGGCATTAAATATCGCCGCTACGCTACCAGCGTCCATGTTGGCATACGCTTTATCAAGGGACTGTTGCTTCGTGCTGCCACTGTACCCGTCGGCCTCTGAGAGCCATTCAATGAAAGAGCTATCCTCGTTAACAGTCCTCCAATCTGGAACCTTACCTTCAAGTTTGGAGAAAAATCTGTCTTTTGAAGATTGCGCTATATCATTGGTAAGAGCATCGACTTTCTGGCCGTACTGGGACAGGCGTCTGTCAGCCACCCTTTCGACCATGTTGCCAATAAGATCCATCGTGGACTTATCAAAACCCTCTTCTTCGAGAGTTTCAAGCTCTTTCGATGTCAGGTACGTCCCTTCCGTCATCTCAGGCTGTTTGGGCGTTTGGTTCATTGTGGCCATCAGGTTGGTCAGTTTGTCATTCTGAGCCATCAAGTTACGGACCTGGTCCGTAAGCTGTGGGACTTCAGCCTTGAACTTCCCTTCCATGACCTTGAACCGTTGTTCCCAGTATGCCCGGTCTTTATCATCAACTACTTCTTCCTGGGGAGTTGATTCTACCTGTTCTTCAGGAGCTTCTTCGGATAAAACTTCTTCTTCTTCCGATTCTTCGGCTTCCTGTTCTTCAGGATCAGGGTTCCCCATCAACTTTTCTGCTTCTTCTTCCTGCTGTAAAACTTGCGCTGGTATTCCCATTACGCCTCCTTGGAGCCGCCTAAGCGGGGTTCCGGTTTTTGATTGACCTGATCGGACTCCGTATAATTGCAGAGTCCGGATTCAGGTTAGGTTAATTCATAAACTTCTCATAAAGAGGAACATGCTCTGGAGTTAACTCCTCTTTTTGATCCAATTCTTTCAACTTCTTCTTAACGATTTCAGTCACGATCTCTCCGAGTTTGATATCTTTCTCCGAAACAACCCCATCTTGCCATCTGGTCATCCCGTCATTTTCTTCAAAAGCCAACAACTTGGATTCTTCTTCTGTGAACGACAACGATTCTCTTGCTACCCTGACAAGTTTAAGGTTTGTAAAAGACCCCTTTTCAGGGAGCAATCCAATAACTGATATCCTTTCAAGCACGTCTAATTCCATAATGTTCTCCCGGCTCCCGGCTGATAAATCCTGAGAAGGCCCGTCGGGATAGTTGGGCTTTTCGGGTTTCCCCTATCTCAGGATGTAAATCCTATTGGTCTGCCCATTCAGTATCAATAGACGCGGCATTGTAAGCAGGGATATAGAAGTTGGTCCCAGCACAATTTATTTTAATGATAGCTTCCGCAGTTTCAGGGTTTGTGATTGTAGTCGTAGTGACGTAAGCCCCATCGGACTTATCTGCGGATACAAACTCAAACGCGCTGTGGATATAACTCTGTCCACCAACAGCCGATGCGTAGAACTTGATTCCACTGCTCAGCTTTGCCGCGTCTGTAGGCATTAGCCTAATGGCGGCCTCGTTGTTGTTCGTGTAACAATGGACATCAATGCCATAGTCGCAATATTTCTGCATTTTTGCCCTGACACAAGCCACGTTACCAGCGATGTTATCAACCGCACCGGCATCAAAGTACCCGGCGTAAAGAGGCTGATCGAGTGTTCCGCCAGACGCAATGGAAGCTACACCAAGCACCGCGTAACAACCACCAGTGTCGGCCAAAGCACAAGCCACACCAGCGATTGACATAGATCCAAAGACGCCAACATGCTGGTTACTGGTATCGCCAGGCTGGGCGCCGGAGATATTACATTTCCCCCAGATTGCATAAGTGTCCTGAACCACATGGGCCACTTCGAGCCTGGTATATTGCCCAATCATGAACCCGGTTGCGCCAAACGTAGCACCAGATTCATAAGTCTGATACGAACCCATAAAGTAATTTCCGCCCGTGATCGTTGCAGTAACGTCTCGCCGCTCAATAACCGCCGATGCCGCTTGGCTGGCAATGGTTTTTGAAATGTTAACCGCTCCGGTTGTCAACCCCGACAACGCCAAACCATCTCCCATCGTCAGTTCCGCAACCCTCAACTTCGTAATGTTTGCGTTTTCTCTCCAAGCCATGATGTTTCTCCTTTATAATAGAAGCGGTCAGCCCCTGCGCCCTATGCGCGGCCTTTCGGCTGAGACTGGCTCCGCAGTTTCTCTAATGTGTTTCTGGCGGTAACAATTTTTCCAAGCAAATCGTCCAAAAGCTGGAAGTGGCCTTGTGACCAACGTAGCATCGTCTCTTCTTTCAGAGAGTTATTCTCCTTGGATATCCTTCCGGCCTCATCAATCAGCCAGTCGGTGACAACCTTGAACGCTTCGTTGTGTTCCAGATTGGACAGAGACTCCAAAATCCTGATCTTCTTGTCCGTATCTATCGGGTATCGAATCATTGCAGTGCCGCCCGTACCATCAAATAAGGTGCTCTATTAATGTCAAACACGCCGTGGTTTTTTATAAGCGGTTCTGATATGAAGCCCATCAGGTCCATGCCCTTATACACATAAATGCCGTTCCGCCAGACATCGTTTTCCTGATAGTGTGACCGGTGTTCAACCTTAACGTTTGTTTCCTTTAATTGCTTATCAACACTTTCAGCAGAACTATTCGATGAGAAGACCACACCAGCCTTATTTAGGGTCTTTCCAAGCAATCCCCTGATAATATCAATCGCATCTTTCATATTGTTTGCCTTGTAGTCCCTCGAGTTTCTACCCAGATTATGCTCCAACATATCAATATCGTAGTCTTTCAACTCATCAACGTACTCAGGCATCATGTTTTTCATTGCTGTCCTCCTTGGGGTGTTCCGGCTGCGTCTAATGGGGTAGCACCACCGCCCTGCTGCCCTCCAGGAGCGCCGCCCTTAGCGATAGCCAGGATCTGCTCAGGAGGAACATGAAACATCTGTGACAGGTTTTGTGCGTACATCATTAACTCCTGCTCGCTTATGTTCGGCCTAAACGAATCTCCGTCAGGGACCACCTTATCCGGTCTAATCTTCAGTGATTTAAGCGTTTCTCTCAGCACTTCAGCCCTTCCCTCAAGGCCCATAATCTGAAAATCAAACTGGTTAGCGGTCGTTTGAAGGAATTCCTGCCTGCGAATCTGTAGTTGCTCCATCATGACAAGATATTCCGACGCTCGTGGAACAATCTTGATGTCACCGGTGGCCTTTTCAGGCTCATTCAGCATGATATGCTCCCAGTATCCTTCCACCGACGGCTTAATAATGCCCTCGTCGATGTTCCCAGCCACCGTTTTTAGAACCTTCGCGGAGGCGTTCATCAACATACTAAGCCCTGAAGCGGTCTTTGCCGCACCGCCCTGATCAGACGCTCCGTACATGTAGTTCGGAATGCCTGGATCTTCCCCAGCTTGTTTGTAAAAATAATCATAGAGCTTCAAAAGAACGTCAATGATGGGGTCCGGCTGAAAAAACGTGATAGGAAACCCGGAATTCCCCGGAGATCCGTCAAACTGCCATACCTTTAAAGGATATATCTCATCCGGGTTGGTCGATGGGTCAAGCTGGCTCATGTCAAGACCCACCATGGGACCTGACGCCATGCTCATGTTCCGCACAATAGACTGCAAGCACCCGTTCACCACCTTCAGCTTTGGCTCCAGAATCTCTGGGACCCCCGTTCCCCAGATAGAATCAGTGACTTTCGTAAAAGAAGCCGAATAATATGGCTTTTTACCAAGTGGGTCAGGGTTTAATCTTGCACCAATCACCGTGCTACCAATCATGAAGGCGTCGATGTCATAATCAATCTCAGAGTCCTCTATCTCTTCAAGACCCCAATCAACCAACTTCTGCCCCTGAACACTGCCCCAGAACTCCAAACAATCAATGGTATTGTCGCTCGTAGCCGTATTATCATCAGGTCTGTCCTCAAGCTCCGATCGTTCATCATCCTCGTGCAACCACTCTCGAAGACCTCCTTCTCCGTGTTCTACCAAAACTTTCCTGATAGCCAACTCATCGTACCCCTCCACACCGATCAAGTTATTCAGGTCCTTCCTTTCAAACCGGTGCTTCTGAATTAGATAACTGTCCTGGATCGTTTTGGCGGTAGGGGATGGATAAATATCGAATGGGCTTACCCGGTCGTACTCCCTGGTCGGAACTGTCTCCACCACCGGTTGTCCTTCAGGCCCCCAGTTGAGCGTTTTCTTCATCCTCACCACCGGACCCTTAATAAATCCGGTCGGGAACGTTACAATGTCCGGGATTACATCCTTAATGACCTTGTACCAGCCACCTTCTACCAACCCATCGTTGATGTCAGTCTCCAAGACTTCCGTGTCCTGATCGGCTTTTTCCCGGATATCCTTCAACAACTCATCTCTGAACTTAGCAAGTTCTCGCTCTATCCTTCTTTCAGCTTCCTTAACTGCGTTTGGGTCGTTCGGGTTCGTTATCTGCCTCTGTGCAAACAACATCCTCTCGTACTCGGCTTGCAACTCTACAATCAACTTCTGCATCTCTTCCGGAGCAAGCTGCGGGTTCGGTGTCGTGCTTACTCCCCACGGTCTTTCACCAGGAGGTAGTAAAATATCGTTCAACCATGCTTCAGCTGCTCTACATTTCACAGAGACAAGTTGATCGAACAGACCGCTATCTCCCTGAACCTGGTCAATGCTTGCCTTTTCACTCGCGCTGTACTCGCCCTTCCTGAGACGTAGACTTTTAAGCAAACGATCGGTCAAGTACTCGTCCTTATTATCTCGTGCTTCCTGCCAACAAGTCCTTATGTGTCCACCGAGTGAAGTGATGAACGGATCTGCTTGAATCTCATCAGCAGTCTTCTCGGCGTCCTCTGCCTCGTACTCGTCCAACTTCTCGTTGGAAGTAAACCGAGGACCGATTGATCTTATTTCTGCCATGTGTTGCTCCAAAAAAAAGGCCGATTGCGTCCCCTGGTGGGATACAACCGGCCCTAAATGGTGCTCGCGTTGTGATTTTATTTAATTGTCAGTAATCTTGATGCTGATTTCCTTTATCCGTATCATTTTCAGGTCTGGTTTTCTGTCGTATTCAACAGTACACCAAAGTCCGTACTTATTGCAAGCACTTATAATTTCATGCTCGATTTCTTTTGCTTTGGATTTAATCATTCCCACCTCCCACTGTCCACACCAATGGCGGGGTTATGGGGTTCATCGTTATCATTCATAATACGAAGAAACGACCATCCAATTTCTATTAACACGTCATCGCCGATTTCTTGAGGGTCGCTAAACTTATTAGGGCATTTCATATATAACGTCAATAATCTATGTCTTGTGCCATTAATCATTTCTCACCCCGGAGCATACGGATATTTAAAGGATTCACGCCGTTGAGTGTTGAAACCGCCTTGTCTCGCATCCCGTGTTCTCGTTGATGCTAAGTAAAAGTAGTTCGTAGCATGTCTGTAATGATCATCTGCTATCCTTCTGTAACGGTAAACTCTGCTTCCTGAGATATCATCCTCTTGCAGAACTTTAACTATCCCCGTCATGTGCTTAATATATACATCTAATTCATCGGATCTTCTCGGTAGTTCTAACCTGCCCTTGTTCACCACCAGCTCGTGCGTAGCATCACATACTTCCGTTCGGTTGCAGGTAACAACACCGTTCCTTTCGTCCCACGCAAATGCGCCCTTCTGTCGTTCCTGGTAGTCACACCCAAACACAGGATACCGCTCCGCTTCAGCAAATTCACGTACTTTCCTCGTCTCAGGATATAAATCCAAGACAGCGCACTTCACACCAAACCTTACCCCAAGATCGTGCAAGTCATTAAAAGAGCTGACAGTTGCAACCTTGATGATCTTCAACTGCTTTCCAGCACTCTTCCGGTTACCAATCACTACATGAATGTTCTTGCCAATGTCTGCCCCCATTGAAGTCGGCCCTTCACTCCGAACAGACATCACGTCATTTCCACAACAAGACAACACATCATTTTTCGTAAGCCGGTTCTCAGCCGCAATGTACGCCATCCCTAGCTTAGAGTTATAAAACTCCTGCAAATTAGTTTTCGAATCCTGGAACTGTTCAAGAATCCTCTTCGGTTCCACAAACATCGAATTTAACTGGCTTATCCACCAACCTACCATGTCAGTGTTGACAGGGCTTTGTGCCGTCCACCGCCCGTCCTTCGGGAATATCTCCTCGCCACACTTCTTGCAAGCTCTGTAAACTGAATCGTCCTTGCGCGTCTTCAAACAATCAGGGAACTCCAACTCCAAACAAGTGTAGGCGTTGCAATGCTTACATCTTATCTCCCATACCCTCTGATCACTCTGTTGGTATGCCAAGTCAATCCCGTAGTCCGGGATGCTTGGCGTTGAGAGCTGGAACACTTCACCAACGTCACTGTGGCTGATCCTCTCCTTTGCCAAGTCAACCATGCTACTACTCATCACGTCCCGCTCGTCAAACACTATCCTGTCAACCGGGATTGACTTCAAAGAAGATGAGTCCGCTTTCAAACCTTCAATCTTGGCCGTTTGCCTCGCACTTCTGAGGTAGAGAACACCGTTCCCAATCTTCTTGATCGTCGCAGCTTCCATCGTCTTGCCACCACTCGAAATCGTCTTCACGTGCGTAGCTATCTGAGGGTTATCATATATTAAAGGATTGAATCGGGCCTTAGAAAAATCACTCACGTCGTTCCAGGTAGGAAATAAATATAGCGTCCCAGTCGGGTACCTTCCATAAATATGCCCGTGGATAGTCTTCAAAACATTAATTTCCGTAACCCCGACCTGAGCGCCTTTCTTCGCACACTGGTTCGGGTGGTCGCACTGCATGATGTCCCGCTGGTACTCATGGCCAATCGTTTGAAACGTCTTCCCGCTCTGTAGCTTCACCTTGCCAAGAACTGCCCATGCCAGCGCGTCAGCCGCAAATAAAGCACTCAAGTCCCCGCTTTGGGCTACCTCCCTCACTAATGCCGACGCTTTTGCCATTTACTCCCTTTTTGTTTAATGGTCGGATATCTAAGAGTCGAACTTAGCTAGACTTGCTCCCAAAGCAAGTGGGCAACCGATGCCCCAATATCCGATAATAACCCTTTTTGTTTTTAAAAAAAAATATTTGAATTCTTCATGTTTTTGAGAGTGTGGGGGTATATATACAGGCACCCCGGCCAACTCGCTCATCGCTCCTAGGGGTGGGTACGCCCCCTCCGATCACATCAGATGAGACAGGTTTACATAATAAGTTATTATCAGACGTTCCCCTATTATCAACCACTTACGAGCCT